AAGTATTTTGAGGCCAAGGGCTTTGATACTACGGCAATGTATCGCAATTATATGTATGAGCTTGAAGCAGCAATGGCGCTAGATATGTCGTCTGCTAATCTGAGTTTTGCACCGCGCCCCGGCACTGTGTTAATCGGATACGACAACATACCGGATTCCGGCTATGGCCCAAATTAACCAACTGGTGCAGGGCAACGCGGCGCGAGTAGCGTCTGTTCCAGCTCCTGTTGGCGGCTGGAATGCTAGGGACAGTATTGCCAACATGGAGCCGCTGGATGCGGTTCAACTGATTAACTTCTTTCCGACAATCAGCAACTGCGTGCTGCGGGGTGGTTCAACAAACTGGGCTACCGGCATGACAGGCCAGGTGCAAACCATCATGGTTTACAACGGCAGCACCAGCAGCAAGATGTTTGCCGCTGTAGGCACGCCGGACCTTAAATTCTATGATGCCAGCACCGCAGGCGTTGCAACAGCAACTAGCGTTACCGGCCTGACCAATGCAATTTGGGAATACATCAACATTACGACGACCGGCGGCACTTATTTATATGCCGTGAATGGCGTGGACAAGCCGCGGTTGTACGATGGCACACGTTGGGTTGCAATTGATGCTGCTTCAACGCCAGCCATTACCGGCGTGACTACGACAACTCTATCAAATGTAACGCTGTTTAAAAACCGTTTGTGGTTTATCCAGAAAGACACGCTTAAAGCGTGGTACTTGCCGACCAGTGCAGTCGGCGGAGCTGCACAAGTGCTTGATCTGTCGGCAATTGCTAAATTCGGCGGCAAACTTGTAGATCTGGATACGTGGACAATTGATGCGGGTTATGGGGTTGATGACAATTTAGTGTTTGTTACCAGCAACGGCGAAGTTATTGTTTATCGAGGCACAGATCCGGCCAGCGATGCTACATGGGCGCTTACCGGAGTTTGGAAACTTGGCTCGCCAATCGGCAACCGATCCATGCTGAAGTGGGGCGGCGATCTGCTGATCTTAACTTATGACGGTCTGATGCCGATGGCGCAGAGCTTGCAATCATCCAGGCTTGATCCTCGCGTTGCGTTGTCAAACAAGATACAGGGCGCCATTACAGCAGCCATAATTAACTACGGGGGCGCGCACGCTGCGGTGGGGTGGCAGGTCTACTATAACGCTCGCAGAAATGCCGTGTGGATCAATGTGCCGATCGCAGAGGGCCAGCAAGAACAATACGTGATGAACACAATTACAACGAGCTGGGCACAGTTTCAAGGCTGGACGGCTAACGTCTGGGAAACTTACAACGATAATCCTTATTACGGTGGCAACGGCGTGGTGGTCAAGGCGTGGGACGACACCTACGTGGATAACACATCAAATATTGCAACAAATGTTTTCCAAGCATTTAACTATTTTGACAGCCGAGGCGTAAAAAAGTATTTTACCAGGGCGCGGCCCAGCATATTTACAAACGGCGCACCTGCTATTTTTGTTGGCATCAACGTAGATTTCAACGTTGATGATACAACCGCGCCTATTTCGGCATCGGCATCTGCTGTTGGATTATGGGATGCAGGAACGTGGGATTCTGCATTGTGGGGATCTGGTTTACAAATTACAAACAACTGGCAAGGTGTTACCGGGCTTGGTTACTGCGGATCCATCCAGCTTAAAAGCGCATCCAGCGGGTTGCAAATTGAGTGGGCATCGACTGACGTTGTTTATCAGACCGGATGGGCAGGGATATAGTATCGGGGCCGGATGTCGGCCATTGGGTAGCAAAACGTGTGGATTATGGTTTTTTAGAAACCAGAGCCAACGCGATAGGGTTAAAACGAAATGATGAACTTATTGCAGGAGTCATTTACGAGAATTGGAATCATCAAAGCATATGGTGCCATTTCGCTATTCAAGGCCAACTGACACCGGCTTATTTGGCAGCAATATTTGATTATCCGTATAACATCTGCCAGGTTGAAAAGATCATTTGCCCGGTTGGAAGCGATAACGAACAAAGCATTAAGGTAGTGAAGAAAATGGGATTTACCGAAGAAGGCAGAATCAAAGAAGGGCGACCACATGGTGACATTGTTTTTTACACATTGCGCCGCAATGACTGCCGGTTTTTAAATACACGATACAGCAAAAGGATAGTAAATCATGGGTAAATCTTCACCTTCGCCACCTCCGGCACCGGACTACGCGGGCGCAGCTCGGGCGCAGGGCGCAGCAAACGAGGCAACTGCTCGATTGCAGGGACGCATCAGCAATCCGAATATCATCGGCCCACTTGGCGGACAAACTGTTACCTGGGGAACGCCGACTTTTGACCAGGGTGGATATGATAAAGCAATGGCTGCTTATCAATCAAAGCCAAAAGGGAACGCACCATACGAGCGCCAATTTATCACTGGCAGTGGCGGGGAAGATGACCCCCAACAATTTGATGAAACTGGGTATCAAAATGCAATGAACGCGTATATGTCGGGCAATATTGCGCCGACACGAGAACAATTCACAACAAACGCAAATGCTGACCAAGCGACCGTAACCCAAACACTGACTCCGCAAGCGCAAGCTACCCTAGACGCACAGCAGCGCGTGCAGCGGTCGTTGGCAGGGCTGGGTGAGCAAGGTATTGGAACGGCCAGAAACGTGCTGGGGAACGCGTTTAATCCAAACCTTGCAGGCTTGCAAACTAGTGTCGGCAACGCTGGGCAAATCCCGCAAACGCCTAATTTGAGCAGCTACGGTCAGGCTGGCGGGTTGCAAACGTTTGATGACTTGCGGTCTCAAGGCTTACAGATGGGCCATGGCGGTCTGGGGATGAATCGAAGCGGTAGAGAAAGGGAACTCTTAGATAGAAAAGTCACGGATTTCCCACAAATTAACCAGCCAAATGGAAACTTAGCGCAAGCGCTACAAGCGCCAGAACTTAGCGCATACGGCATGGCAGGGGCAAACGTCAACGCGCAACCAGTAAACGCCGGACCGCAAAGCGGTCAATATGGGATGGCAGGTGCAGGCCCACAAGCTGGGCAATATGGCTTTGCGGGCGGTGGTCCTGGCGGTGGGCAATACGGGCTGGCAGGTGCAAATGTGCAAGCTGGTGCAATCAATCAAGGACCGCAAGCACGAGATTTTTCATCTGCACAAGGTAATGTTGCAGCTCCACAGTTACAAAATCAAATTGATACATCTGGCGTGGGTAACGTCAATTATGGACCGCAAACAGATCAATATGGGTTGGCCAGTGGTGCATTGAACACCCGCAATGTGGCAGCAATGCCTGTTAATGCAGGTATGACCGGTCAGCAAGCGATTATGAACCGCTTGGCGCCGCAGCTTGAAAGATCGGACGCCGCAACACGGCAGCGACTAATCAATCAAGGTCTAGTGCCGGGTGGCGAAGCGTACGAAAACGCCATGATCAGTCAAAACCAGCAAAAGAACGATCTGCTTTCGCAGGCGGCGTTGCAGGGAATTGGCCTGGATACCGCGGCAAACGCACAAGGGTTTGGCCAGGCGTTGCAAGCGGGGCAATATGGCAATCAAGCGGTAGCGCAAAACTTTAACCAAGCACAGGCTGCACAAGCCGCACAAAACGCAGCGCAGAATCAAGCATTCGGCCAGCGGGTTCAGTCAGGGCAATTTGGCAATCAAGCGCAGCTTGCTAGTTTTGGCGCAGGTATGCAAAACGCAGGACTTTTCAACAGCGCATTAAACCAGAATTTAAATACTGCGCTGTCAACGCAGCAAGCGCAAAACGCAGCCCAGCAGCAAGGATACGCGCAACAATTCGGGTTGGCCGGATTACAAAATCAAGCGGTTGGCCAAAACTTTGGTCAAGGCGTTACTGCACAGCAATTGCAAAATGCTGGCATTGGGCAGAATTTCGCTCAAGGTCAAGCCGCAAACGCCGCTGGGAATCAAGCGGTAGGGCAGAATTTTGGCCAAGGGTTGGCCGCGCAGCAAGCGCAAAACGCCGCCGCGCAACAGCTTTACAATCAATACATGGGCGTGCAGGGATTGCAGAATCAGGCTGTTAATCAAAATCAGCAAGCTGCATTAGCTCAATATCAAGCGCAGCTCGGTGGCCAGCAGCAAGGGTTTGGACAAAATGTTACGCAACAGAATCTTAGCAATCAAGCAATTGCACAAAACCAACAAGCAGCATTGCAACAACAGCAAGCTGCTCTGGCCGCGCAAAATCAGCAATACAACCAACTTTTGCAAGGCGCACAGTTTGGCAATACCGCGCAGCAGCAAAGTTTGCAGCAGCAGCTCGCGTTGCGAAATCAACCGCTAAACGAGATCGCTGGCTTAATGAGTGGCTCGCAGATCCAGATGCCACAGTTTCAAGGCTATCAGGGCGCAAACGTGGCGGGGACGCCGATCTTTGCTGGCGCGACAGCAGCAGGGCAGTCTGCAATAGATCAATACGGTATCCAGTCGGCCAACGTCAACGCGCAGAATGCAGGGCTGTATGGGATGCTGGGAACGGCTGGCGGGTTGGCGGGAATGGCGGTTTTTTCAGATCGTCGTTTAAAGTCAAATATTAAGA